AGTATTAGTTGTGGCAGGTGCTGCCGACACAAAATGCGGATTGCTTTGCAGCCATGACTGAACAAAACTATCCACACTTACGGGTTTACCGCTGTCATCATAGCGAACAACACCCTTTTCATCTAATACTTCAACTTCACCTTCCGGACTAAGTCTAACTTGATTACGAATCAATGCTTTAACTTGGTCTGGATTAACAGCACGATAACGAGCTGCCGCATCTACTATAGGAGTTTCTACTTTGAAACTTTCTATTACTCTATCCCTCTTTTGAATTTCTGCATCCTTCTTGGCTGCTAATTCTTGAATAACACGATCAAACTCTCCACGCTTTAGTTGTTGTTCTTGTTGAATCTTTTGATGCTGACTAACGATTTCTCGTAGTTGCTCTGGATCTCCAAGTTCTTCATACTTGCTGACATATTTCTTTTCTAGTTGACTTTTGGTCTTTGCTAGAATAGCATTTACTTCTGCCTGCGTAAAAGTTTTTTCTGTTGCCTGATCATTTTGAGAGATATCAGTGTTCTCTGTTGCCGATGTTTCTTGTTGGGTCATCGTAGTCCTCGCCTCTTTAAGAGTTAATGTTTTAGGAAGATAATTCTTCCTGTAGTATATTTATATAAAATTATTCAATATTGTCTAAGATATTTTTAGCCCAGGTTAGTCCAGCAGGTCCGCCCCATAATAGATAAGCCTGTGTACCTGGAGTATTCTCTCCTGGTTTGTAATATACTGCCGCACGACTTAAAAAACTAAATGTTCTTTTAACAACATCTAAACTAACCTGCTGTCTATTTGCAAATTGATTTGCACGAGCAAGTCCCACAGCAGTGCCACCACGGTTGCTGGGTGTAGATTCTTCACGCAGTTTCAATCCGCGTTTAGCGGCTATGGCCATTTGTGCTGTGGGCGTGTATGTTGCCATTATTCTGCCATTGGTTCCCAGGCAGCGCACCACCAGGTTGCTTTAACTGGCGCATTGTTCCAGCGTGTGCATAATCCTTCTAGATAGTATCCACAGTTCTTACAGTTCTCTTCACCAGTTGCAGGCTCATATGCCGCTGGTAAGTCTGGACTAATTGCTGTGCCATCTTCATAAGTTCTTGTTATTTCTTCTTCGTCTGGACTTGGTACGCCTTGTTGTTCAGCTAGTTCTTCAGCAAGTTCGTGCTCTGGCATTTCAATGTCTAATGCGTCCATAACTTCATTTTCAATCAATGCTCGCTTTACTGGATCTTGAACAATCTCACTGGCAGTCTTTAATTGACTTAGTTCATTGTCAGTGTTATGTAGCGCAAAGTTGTCAGGATATTCAATCTCGCCATCCCAAGTTGCACCCATATATGTGTAAATGATCTGCCAGATATTTTCCTCAGCGAGTTCCAAATTGTCGGCGATGTTACTTAGGCGTGCGTTAAGTAAAGTGAATTCAGTTTGAATTGCGATACCTGACATCTCTTTAGTTTCTGTTGCACGAACACTACCAACATTACCCATTGAATCAATCATCTTTTTTCTGTTGTTGATTGAGTTGTAAATCTTATCAATCTGTCCACCTTCAAACTGTAGCACATATGGCTTTAAGTTTGGATCCAAGTTCTCTTCCATAGTGATAACTTGTCCAGCAGCCGCACCTTGTGCGTTTGTGCCTGCTGTGGCAACCAAGCTGGGGTGTGTATCTAATCTAATACTGTCATAGACTTCACTTAGTTCATTGTAGATCATACGCTGTTGATCCGCGATGTCATCAACTAAACTATTGCCTAATCCTCGCACAGGACTGCGTTCAGCATAAGCACAGACGAAAGGTAGATAACCTAGACCGTTTGTTTCCACAGTCATATCGTTGACACGCTCTTGTTGCGTGTCTAAGTTATAAGTTGTGATAGTGTCATAGGTCCATTCTTTGACAACAGTTTCAGTGCCGTTGACTTCTTCTACATACTTGATATATTCTAATTGGTAACCGCCATTAGGCTGACGGGCCCAACGCCAATCTGTGACTGCTAGTGGATTATACATTGACAAGTATGGGCGGGCATTCATAGCCTGTTCATCTGCCATAGTAATCGCACCTACATCAGGTTTGGCTACGCAGATCCACATATGACCAAATACACTACTCCAAGTTGCTACTTCTTTCATAAACGCATCCATACTGCGTCCATCTAAGTCAGCATCTTCTAGAATGTCTTCAATGGTAAAGTTGTTTTCTAAACTACCAAACTCTCTATGTGGTTTCTCTCTAAACAAGAAACTGATATACAATGAAATTAAACTGCGACATTGATTGTCTAATGGAGTGTTGTTTAATCTTACAGCGTATTGTGTGTCCGACTCTAAGGCATAACGCTGTAGGTAAGCACCTTCTCTGTATGCTTGCCCGCCAGTATATGAATCAAGTAAGAACTTCCAGCGTAGTTGATTACGGCTGTAAGTTGTGTTACCAGCAGTTGCCTGTAGATAGGCATTTTGAAATGTTAAGAGTTCCGCCATATTTTAGGCTCCAATATTAGTAATGTATTTATGCCAACTGGTGGCCGAATGCTCTAGGAGCAACTCGTTGTTGTGGTTTCTGTATAGGATATAAGAATTCAATCAAATATCCTAAACTATCACAAGCATGATCCCATCCATCTTTTTGCGGGACCATTGTTTCTGGTTTGTAACTCCAGTTTCTTAAACTTTTAATAGTATGTTTACACTTAGGATCTATCTTAAATCTAGTAGTGCTATCTTCACGCTTAAAGAATAAACTATTACAAGCATTAATTCTATCTTTAACTAATGGATGACTACGATGATATCTTGTAGTGAATCCAGCCATCTCTAAAATCTTAATATCTGTATTGCCATTAGCACTTGTTTTTCTCTGTTGGCCCGCAGGATCCGGCATCACAGTAATAGGATTCTTTGGATATCTATTTCTAAGTTCATCGCAGAACTCATTAGTGTTACTGTTCTCTAGAATAATCTCATCAAATATTTCAATACCTTTACTGGTATTGCGACCTACTTGAGCACATAGAGGCGTGACATTAAAGTCCAATCCTACTACCAATGTTTCATATTCATTAGGCTTAACTATTTCTGTAATGTTATGTTCACCAAACTCATACATAATAACGCCAGCAAATTGTTCCCAACTTGCAAGATATTCTTGTGCAAATACTTTTGGACTTAGATCCTGTTTGGCTTGCTCAATCTCTTCAGCATCAACAAATCCACCATCAATAGTTGTGTATGAAAAACTCATCCAACCCTTTTTAGTTAGATAGTTATCATATAAGTCTCGGGCGGTTTGATTACCTGCTTTCGGCGTGCCGATGAATAATGCGTGTCCTTTTTTATCACTTAAGGATGCACGAATGATTTGATTCCATATAATGTCTAAATCAATGTCAGCAAATTCGTCAATGACGATAAAATTCAATGATTCTCCACGCAGATTGTCACCTTGCTCTGCACTCTTTAAACATATCTTTGAATTATTTACGAGACTGATAGTAAGTTCGCTTTCATTTGTATCTTTAATCCAGCGTAGACTTCTAAGTTTATTTTTTAATTTGTCCCATACAAGACTTTTTGCTTGTTGTCTACTGTTAGTCAAATACCATACTACACTATTAGGTTGGCTGGCATAACGGCATAATTCTCTCATGCTTAAAAAAGTTTTTCCACCACGACGACCTGCAACTACTACACGGAATCTAATTGGACATTCTGCTATAAGTTGTTGTGGCTTACTCAGTGGCATCTATGTCATTAAGTTCTTGTTTAAGATTGTCTTTAATCTCATCAATATCTTCGTCATCAAATACTTGATCAGTATTTTCATCTGTCCAAGGTAATGGTTTAGTATCAACTGTGTTTGTAGGATTGTCAGATTGTAATAAAATATTCTTGCCTAACCAAATAAGCAATGTAGGATTACCGCTGAGAGCAGTTTGAAGTTGTGCTCTGCGTAATGTCTGCTTTAAGCAACCGCGTCCTTTTATTAGATAATCACTAAAGTTATAGCGTAATGTTGATTCTGTGACGCCAAACCATTCAGCAATGTCTCGGTCACTACAACCAATTTGTGCAAGGTCTTCAACTTCTTGTGGAGGCACAACTGCTTTGTTGCGTCCGACAATCATGCCAGATACAATCTTTTCACCCCATTGTGGACCTGCTTTACCCTGTGACATTATGCAAATTCCTTGAGTAATTTTTCGTGCAAGGGACCCATTGCTGTTCCCTGATATTTTAATACTGCACTCATTCTATCTTTTAATGTTGTCCATTGACTGAACACTAATACTGTGGCACCTTTTGCACCCACAGTAAATCCGTGTTGTTCGCCAGGAGGTAATTCTTTACCAACATAGTTTATATCTTTATTACAGTAAGTGTATTCTAAACTATTGTTTCTCTTTGCTGTTAATTCACCAGCTTGATACACAGTTAAACTGCTGAATGGATGACTGTGTTGTGGTGTTGTTGTATTGGGAAATAAATGATATTGTTCAACCATAAAGTATCCGTTGGCAAATATTATTGTGCTACTTGTTGAATCTGTGACCATGACTTGCCCAGAGAATTCATTTACATTGGGTTTAATCTCTCCACTGAGAAATAACTTGGCAAAGTGTTCTAAATATGTCATTGGAATATCGCAGTCAATATTTTATACAGTATGTAGGCTGCTGAGGCAAAAACTGAGATAGCCAATATGCCATTGACCATCAAATAGAATCTTAATCGCTGTTCTAATAACTTTTCTTCTAATCCTAGTTTCATAATATCTCCTTTAATAGTTTAAGTTGCTCGTGTGTGAGAAACATCTCAAACCTGTTGTCAAATATACTTTGACTTTGTATTTGTATGTGCCATACTGATGTGGCTTCAACCCAAGTCTTTTTAACTCTAAGTTTATAATCATCTGTGTCAATGATATCAAACTCTTCTTTAGGTTTGCCTTGGCTATAAACCATAAACTGTCCTTGTCTCATATTTACCTCTTTTTTATAAAATCTTTACCACACTAAAGTCATTAGTAAAGAAGTCTTTGTTTAACTTTTTGGCTAGATTATCTGCTGGCTTTTTATTGGGATATACTACTTTTAGATACTTGTTTATTTCACCTCGTTCGCTCCAGTATCTTGTTTTTAAGTTTATTGGTTGATCTTTATATAACACAGCCCATAAGCCTTGTGCTGATAATATATCACAGCCTGTAAAGTCATCTATTTGTGTTGATAGTATTATTGTTGCACCGGGTCTAGCCATTTAAGACCTTTAATGGTTTAAGTATTGTTTGTAGTTCTGGACAAACAATATTTGCCTGCATCCAACCTTCTTTATCCCAGTAGATTCTCCAGTAATTAAACTGTATGTCATATTCTTTACTGACGGCAAATCTAGTAATAGTTTCTTTAGCGTTTATACTGACATCTTCATCTAATAAACTAAACATATATTCGTTGATTCTAGTTTCAATCATAGACTACCTGGCCTATTAGTAGGTTTAATTATGAAATGTTTTTCATTACAGCACATTTGATTGCCGCAGATTAGTGTAACGCTGTATGGACTGACATCTTCATTGTTAATGCTCATCCAAACAAATCTTCTTGCTTGACTCATTTGCTGATGATTATTCTTCCAGCCGCCCATGAGGCCGCCCGTGGGAGATTTTGCACCTTGCCAATTTAAGCAGCCATTTTCGTCAGGAGTCTTATCAAT